TATATTCCACAATCGGTACTATTCACTATACGTGATAGTTTCCAATTTGATGGTCTTCGTGACCATTTTGATGAATGTTCATTACGCGATAAATACTTAGGTAAACTAAGTTTTAAAGTGGAACCAAGTGGGAAAATACGAGTATTTGCGATGGTTGATTGCTTTACGCAATGGTTATTGTATCCTTTACACAGGGAACTGTTTAAATTTTTAAGATTAATTCCTGAGGATGCGACTATGGATCAAAGTTTGACCCTTAGTACATTTGTGGAACGTCTGAAAGCGAATAATATCAAAAAAGTTTACTCTTTTGATCTTACTGCTGCTACAGATCGTATTCCAGTATCCGCTCAGGCTCTTATACTTGACATTTTATACGAGAAAGAATTCGGCTCTTTATGGGCTGCTTTTCTAACGGAAAGATGGTATCAACTATCTATTCCTACTTGGGATAAAATGGCTATAAGTTGTAAGAGTTTAGGAATTGATCCCCTCACTAATAAGGATAATCCTTATTTAGATATTGGATTAACAGAACCCGATAAAGATGGTATAAAACATCATTACGTTAAAGCTGTTCGCTATGCAACAGGCCAACCTATGGGAGCTTTGTCCTCATGGGCCATGCTTGCCGTAACTCATCATATAATGGTACGTATAGCTGCTATGCGTTTAGGTTATAGAGAGTTCTCGATGTACTTAGTATTAGGTGATGACCTTGTCATCGCTGATTCTAAGGTAGCAGAGTCATATTTAGCACTTGCTAAGGAATGGGATATCGGTATTAACTTATCGAAATCAGTTATTTCTAGTAATGGAAGTCTTGAATTTGCTAAAAGATTCTTTTACAAATATCAAGATGTTTCCGGTCTTTCTTTCACTGAAATGGCCGTAGCTAAAGTAGATATCCGAGGCTTACTCCAGTTATTCCAGAGAATTAGTGGTTTTCGTGAAATAAGAATTTCCGAACTACTATCTTTCTTAGGACATGGATACAAGGCTTTATCTCGAATTAATACAAAATTTGTAGATCAAGGTAAAGGGTTGAGAAGAGCATTATTGCTTCTTTCTTATCCAGGTGGACTTTTCTCAAAATTAACTTCGTATAAAGATTGGCTTACTTCTCCTTCTTTTAATAAGAAAGGACATTTAAGCAATATGACAGATGCTATAGAATTCTT